TTTCGTATTCTCTTTCAAAACGCTTTCTACCCATTCCGTGAATACTGGTATTTGATCCTCTATGGTGATATGGGCAAAGGGGGATAACAGGGGCAAGACTTCGTTTAGAAGTTCGTCTAATGTGATGCAATTCCGCTGGCGTTCCCTCATTACCTTGATACCTACATAATGAGCATCCCAGTCTAGCAATCTTGCCATAAAGTTCTTTTTCTCCCTTAGTCATCCAAAAAGTCTTTTTCTAACAAATCTGAAACCACACCATCTACGCTAGTTAAATATTCTTGTGGCACAAACCAAGCCGGTGGTCTATCAGTATCTTTTGAAGTCCAAAATTGGTCTTTCATAGCTTCTTTACCATATAACCAACCTTTAATTTCATATTCGCCATTAAGTCCTATTAAAAGATAATATTTCTTATTAGGATCATCATTTCTGCGAATAATTAGTTCACCATTAGGCTTACTGCTAGACCTTACATCAACATCACCAACATCAGGCAAATCCCACTTAGCTTTATTCCAGTAAACATTAAGGTACTTTGCCATAGCACATTCAGTTAAAGCCCCTTCTATGTGCATTTGCCAAGCATAATTTGCCTTTGCTTCAAAGCTACTTTTATTTTTCCACTTTATATCTTCAAGTTGTCGTTGTATCCCCACCATCGACGCTACTTGTATCTCCGCTAAACTCAGTTGGATTAACATTTTCAACTCCTTTTTTGGGTTTCTTTATTATCTTATTTAGATCGCAAGTATGTTCTTCCAATTTTTGGGCTAATTCAACCACATCAATACTAGATTGATAAGCTAATGCCCAGTCTTTTCGTAAAGTTGCATGAAAATACGATTTAAGACTTTTGTGTAATGCAAGGTAAATTTCTGAATCATTCATTGTGTTGACCTTCCTTCTGCTCTAGCTGAGCTTTCTAAACTTCTCCAAACTTCAATTTTAGCTTCAGCCGCTATCATAAGCCAGCGTAACCTTTCAGCTTCGACTATAGCTTGTCTAAGAGCTTCTAGGTGCTGAGTATAAGAAGGGTTGGCATAAGCATACGATTCCTTTGCTGATTCGGTCTTAGCATCGCTTTCGTTCATTAAAATAGCTTTTTTAGTCTTTCGGAACTCAGTCATATAAACAACATTTGCTTTAGCTTCAGCATAGGCATTAGCGTTATCCCTTATAAAATCTAGAGCTTTAAATGGGGAAATATCAGCATCTTCCATCATCATCTTCTTCCTTTTTTTCTGTTTTATCTTCTAACGCTTGTTCTAAATTACATTGAATTTCAATGGTTAAAGTCATCAATGCGTGCAATGTTTTACGGACTGTCCATTTATTTAATTCTGGCAAAGTGTCATTTTCAACATAATTATGTAAAAGTTGTGCAATAGCAAATACTTCATCTAAGTCGCTATATGCTTGGTAAACATCATGTTCAAGTTGTTGTAATTTTGTAATCCTAGTCATAATCCTCTGCTCCTTAAAGTATTATCAATTTTTTGGATAAGTTCGTATCGTTGTAAACCCTGTGTATGTAAACCAAGCTCTTGTGCTTTAGCGATCATTAATCCATCATTAGTTCTCCATTCCTGAGTATTATTTTTGGGTGTTTGCTTAGCATCCAACCATTCCGCTTTAAAACCACCCCATCCACGCTCACAACAAATTGTTAAAGCTTCTTCTAATGAAATATTAGCTTTTTGTGATTCTCTGACAATTCCTTTAAGTGCTGTTTGTGTAACTGCTAATTTTTTAGCTTTTCTAAGGGTTAAAAAATCTTTCCATAAATCCTCAGAAATACCTATAGGAATAGCGACTTTAGGAGCAATGGGGTTAGTCTTTATATTATGGTTATTGGTTATTGGTTCTTGGTTATTGGTTACGATCTGTAATGGTTCTGATTTCAGCTCTGATTTCAGAGATGATATCTTGGCTGATTTGATTCTATTTGCATTTCTAGCTGAATCCGCTTTGGCTTGATATTTGGATATTTCTTCATCAGCACGCTTGCTATGCCATTGATCATTTTCAAACTCAAAGAATTCATTAAGAATAAGATCAACTATTTCAGGAGTAGATTTAATTTTTCGTGATAACCAGTTTAAATTATGCTTAAAAGGTTTTTCGGTTTGGTAATACAGGTCAATCAATCTTCGGTATGCTAAATCCTCTGCATCGGAAAGATGACTTGTATGGCTTATGTAATCGCCAATATGAAACGGATAATAGTTCATAATTCCTTTGTCAAGGCAGTCATTAAGGGTGTTGGGCAACCATTGACTAGATGGCTTTCGGATTCAAACCTAGCCCAACAAAGACTATTATAATCACACTTTTTGGAAGTATTACAAGACTTTCAAATTTATTTTTGCCCTACCGCCTTTGACTATTTCCCCTCTTTGAACAATAAGAACATCAATTTGGGAATCATCATTAAAAGCACCACCTTGAACTAAAGCATCTAAAGCCGATTTAATACAGTTGTCAATATCACGAATTCTGCGATCTGGTGGGTATAAAGTTATCTCAACTTGCAATCTTTCTTCACCTAGTTTCACATCATTTAATCGGACTTGGCAATCAACTTCGACCTTGAACGCAATAGCCTTATGCGTTAGAAAGCGTCTATGCCCTTTAAAGCCCCAATAAGTGTTTACTGAAGGTGGGTATGGAATAAAAAAAGTGTACATAGTCTTAGATTTGGATATAATACTACTAGGTTGCGATTCCGTAGCCTACCACGAAAAGGGAGAATTAAGATGGGAATGAATAGATCAGATGCTTACTATGAACCAGAAGATGATGATTCTGGAGATTTCATAGATTTCAGAACAGCAGAATTATTAAACACTAAAGATTACGATCCAGCACTTATTCATCACATGGCAGAAGCAATTTCTGAAGCTAATCCAGAAGATCAGGAAAGTATTACAGACTTTATTAATAATGCTGAATGGGAAAAACTTGGAATGAAGCTGTATTACATCAGTCATGAATATATGGAAAAGCTGGCTGAATCTCACGCAGTACACGAATATAACTCTGGCTTATTAAACGATTAGGATAAAACATGAAAACATTTAACGAATTACGCAAAATCAATGTAAACGATCATACGGAAAAAAAAGGTCGTTTTACTTATTTATCTTGGACTTGGGCAGTTGATCAACTATTAGAAAATGATCCTTCTGCTACTTGGACTTTTGGAGAGCCAACTTACTTTGCAGAATCTTTAATGGTTTATTGCACAGTTACCGCTTTTGGTAAGTCTATGACTTGTCAGATGCCAGTTATCAATAATCAGAACAAAGCTATCCCTAATCCAAACGCAATGGATGTGAATACAGCTATGCAACGCTGTCTGGTAAAAACTATAGCACTCTTTGGAATTGGCTTATATATTTATGCTGGAGAAGATTTACCGACTGAAGATCCAATTGATTTTAATACTTTGCAAAAATTACTTGAATTGGTAGGTGGAGCAATGAATTTAAATGAATTAAAAGTTGAATACATTGGAGCTTGTAAATTAGTAGCTAATGATCCACTTGCTCTTAAATCTTTGGAATTAGCTAAAGACAAGCGTAAAGGAGAACTTGGAGCATGAACAATGAACCAGTAGCGTGGATTGCCGTAGGCGATAACACAAGCGTATTTTTTGATTTGGATTGTGCTTTGGCAATTGATGAAAACCCAACACCACTCTACACCCATCCAGCAAAGACACTAACAGATGAGGAAATAATGGCTGAATGGGAAGAAAGCAAAGATGAAGTTGATTTTGCTAGAGCAATACTAAGAAAGGCACAAGAGAAATGACTACTTTTACTACTGAAGATAGATTAGCAGTAGAGCCTATTCCTTTTGCTGGAATGGTTACCATTGAACACCCAGAAAGAATGCTTGAGCAAGGTTCTGATGAATGGAAGAAGGCAAAACTAGGTTATGTTTCTGGCAGTTCTGTAGCTGATACTATGGCTAAAGGTAAAGCTGGTGCTGAGTCTTTAACTAGAAAAAAATACAGAACTAGGCTTGTAGCCGAAAGGCTTACTGGTGAAATACAAGAAGGGTTTTCTAGCCCAGCTATGGAATGGGGTGTTAAAACTGAATCACAAGCAAGACAAGCATATGAAGTTTTTGCTAATACTTTTGTGGATAAAACAGGCTTTTGGAAGCATCCAGAAATTAATTGGCTTGGTTGTAGCCCAGATGGTCTTGTTGGTGATGATGGGTTAGTAGAGATTAAATGCCCTAATACTACAACTCATCTAGACTATATTTGGGCTGATGAAGTTCCAAGTACTTATTATTGGCAAATGCAATGTCAGTTATGGGTAACCAATAGAGAATGGTGCGATTTTATAAGTTTTGACCCTAGATTGCCGTTAAAAAATAGATTATTTGTAAAGCGTTTACATAGAAGTAATGACTTTATTACTGATATGGAAATAGAAGTAAAACAGTTCCTTCAAGAAGTTGAAGATATGATAAAAATCCTCTCAGGAGAAAAATGATGGCGGTTGTTAGATACGAAGTAAAAGCAAAGAATGGCACTTATAAAGATCGTAATGGCGAGGAAAAGGCTCGTTGGCATCAAATGGGAGTTTGCTTCCAAAATGATAAAGGTCAGCTCTCACTCAAAATAGATTCAATTCCTGTAAACTGGGATGGTTGGGTTTCTTTATTTGAACCAAAACCAAAAGAAGAAAATAGTAATCGTTCAGTAAGCTCTGGAGCAGTTCGAGCTGAAGTAATGGATGACGATATTCCGTTTTAAGTATTAAGAGGGGATAAAACCCCTCGCCTTCTATGGGGGTAGGCAGAGCTGATAACTCTAAAATCTATCTGAGCTTAAAAAACTCGCCTTTTCGTGGTCTACCCCCACCCTAATTGCTTAAAAATTAAGCAAATGTCAAATAAAAACGACACTTTTCCCCTTTAAAATCAGTAACTTAGGTTATTTTGGATTTATTTCTTTATATTCGTAACAAATACGGATTTCGTATATAATACTTCTAAGCAGTACCGATTAATAACGAAAAGGAATCAAAATGAATACAACAATGCAAATTTCTTACGCTTTAAAAATCGTTGAAGATTTAGCAGAAAAACGCAATATTTTATTTGTAGAGCAAATTAAATCAATCGAAACTTATCCTCAGTATTACTCTCCAAAAGCTAGAGTTGCTGTTAAAACAATTTGGGCTTATAAAAACGGGAAAATTATTACAGGCTAACTGATGAGGCTTTAATAGCCGAAACCCTAGAAATAGGGTCTTAGTCAAACTTCCACGAAAGGGAAAACAAAATGAATATGTCTTACTGCCAGTTTGAAAATACTTCAACTGATCTCAGCCAGTTATTAAGCGTTTTATCTGAGGCGGTGAATAATAAAAGCGGTCAATTAAAACTTAGCGATTCAGAAAAAAGAGCTTATCAAATTCTGATTCAACAATGCGAGGATTTTCTTCAGCTTTCAGAGGATATTAATTTAGTCGATAAAATTGACGAAGAAGGAGAAGAAGAATGAAAGAATTTTTAGGAGCTTGCTTACTCGGTTTAGTTTTTGGAGTAATGATTGCAGTTGGAGTATTAGGTGTTAGTTTTAGTCAGTTAATCGCAGTTTTATTTAATTAAACGAAAAGGAAATAAAATCATGGCATACGAAATCACACAAAGAGCAGATGGCTTTAACGAAATGGCATTTGTAGGCGAAACCCCTTGGCATGGTCTAGGTCAAGAGATAGATGAGAATAGCTCTATCGAGGAATGGCAAAAGGCGGCTGGTATGGATTGGACTATTAACTCCTCTCCAGTTAAATTCGATGCAGAAGGTAACGATCAGATTTATAGCGGTCAAAATGTTCTTTATAGATCAGATACTCATCTTCCGTTATCAGTAGTTTCTAATCGTTATAAAGCAGTTCAGCCAGTAGAAGTATTAGAGTTTTTCAGGGATTTAATTGATGAAAATGGATTTAAAATAAATACTGCTGGAACTTTAAGAGGCGGTAAACGGATGTGGGCTTTAGCTGAAACTGGCAAATTTGGTGAAGTTTGTAAGGGCGATGGGGTTGGTGGTTTTTTATTACTATCTACTTCTTGCGATAGAACATTAGCCACAACCGCTAGATTTACTACTGTAAGAGTCGTTTGTAATAATACTCTTACGATGGCAGTAAACGATAAGTCTAACTGCGTATCCTTTAGTCATATTCAACAGTTCGATCACGAAAAAGTTAAAGAGAAACTTGGAACTGCCGTAGCATCTTTTGGATCATTTATGGATATGGCTAAAGTTCTTCAGAAACAAAAGCTAAGGCAAGCTCAGGCTCAGCAATTCGTTGCTGATCTTATTACCCCATTAAATCAGGTAAAGGACTCGCCTATTGAAGAAAACAGAGCTTATAAGAAGATTATGGCTTTATTTGATTCGGAAGCTAAAGGTCAAGAATTGGTAGGCTATAGTAAATGGGGAATGCTTAATGCCGTTACTGAATATGTAGATCACCATAATCCAAGTCGTAATAACGATGCCAGATTGGACTCTGCGTGGTTTGGTACTGGTGATAGATTAAAAAATAGGGCGATTGCACTACTTACCGCTTGACATTAGAAGTATTACAAGTAATACTGATCCCCATCTAATACATGGGGATTTTTTATGTCTGCAAATTCAGTAGCTAAAATCAGGACTTTATTTACACAAAAGCCAGTTTCAATGACTTTAAATGAGATTAATAAAGAACTGCCAGAACTGAAGCCTAGCGATATTTCAATGGCTCTTTGCTATCTACTTAAACAAAGATATGTACAACGAGCCTTAGTCGCTAATACAACTCCTAAAGAGAGAAAAAGCGTGTGGCAATATACCTACTCTCAATCTAAATTGCCAGAGGTGATCAATGCCCTCTGAAATCGAAGTTTCAAAACTAATCCCTTATATTAATAATGCTCGAACTCATAGCGAGAGCCAGATTAATCAAATAGCGGCAAGTATTAAGGAATTTGGCTTCAGAAACCCAATATTAATTGATGGCGATAACGGCATTATTGCTGGTCATGGCAGAGTAATGGCGGCAAAGAAGTTAGGACTTACTACTATTCCTTATATTGATTGCTCGGACTTAACCGAAGCTCAGAAAAAGGCTTATATTATTGCCGATAATAAAATTGCTCTAAATGCTGGATGGAATGAAGAACTTTTAAAGCTCGAATTAGAAGATATAGAAGTTAGCGATATAGATATGGAATTGCTAGGATTCTCAGATGAAGAATTAAAGCGGTTAATTGGAGTAGAGGATGCAGATACGGAAGAAGGTGAAATTACCGATGATGGTAATCGCAATTTGTTACTGGTGGAATTTATTAACGAATCCGAATTGCAAAAGATTTTTGAAGAATTAAAAGAAAGAGGTTTTGAGTGCAAAATTATGAACTGATACTTCAAAGCCCTGTTTCTAAATCTTTTAGATCAACTAAAGCGGCAAATAGTTTAGATATAGATCAGGAAAAGAAATCTGTTCATCATTTTAAAGTTAAAGCTGACCTAGAATCTCCCTATAATATTGGTTTAATAGTTGGTGCATCTGGTTCAGGTAAAACCACATTAGCTCGGCATATATTTGGCGATAAAGCATTTATAACGCTATTAGATGATACAAAACCAGTAATAGAACAGTTCGATGCTAAATATTCTTATGACGAATGTGCTTCTATGCTTGCTGGAGTTGGACTGACTAGCGTTCCATGTTGGATACGACCAGCATATACTTTATCTAACGGACAAAAAGCCAGGGCAGAATGTGCTTTGCAAATGGCTAAGCATGGCGATGAAGTTACTATTATTGATGAGTGGACTTCAGTAGTAGATAGGACTATTGCAAAAGTAATGAGCCATTGTATTAGTAAGCACGCTAGAAAAACAAATAAACGAATTATTTTATTAGCGTGCCATTACGATATTATTGAATGGCTTAATCCTGATTGGATTATTGATTGCAACGAACAAAGCTATACCAATCGGAGGTTACTTTGGCAAGACTTTAAACGAACAGACCGAATCCAATTTGATATTAGGGAAACTACTAAAAGTTCATGGAATTTCTTTAGCAAGTATCACTATTTAAGTGAAAAATTAGCTGGTGGCTTTAATATTTTTTATGGTTTATACGATGGAGATAAGCAAATAGGATTTCTTTCTTTTGCTAATTATGTTCCGTGGCGACATAAGCATCGACCTATGATTCTTCACTTTAATAGATTAGTAATACATCCAGACTATTGCGGATTTGGTTTAGGAATTCATTTTTTAAATAAATGTTCTCAATTAGTAAAGAATATGCCATATCAAGTAATGGGTAAATTTAGCTCAATGCCTGTTTATCATAGTCTTAGAAATGATCCAAAATGGAAGTTAGCTAGTATTGCAAGAGATACCAATCCTAAATTAGGGATTAGAATTAAAACTAAAGATGCATCTAATACCGCTTTCCGATTAGATGTAAAAACCTATTCTTTCCTATTTAAAGGTGAATGAAGAACTACACAAATATAGATGTGCCGTTAGGCAGTTGCTTTGGTATCGGCATCATTGGGGGTTAAAAGAGTTTAGAGCTTGGTGTTTAATACCTATTCACTATAACTTCTGGCTAAAGTATCAAGATGATTTTATAATTCAATGGCGGTTAGGTAATCGTGGCGATGCTAATCATTGGGTGGGATAAATATGCCTTTTCAGAAAAAAACAGATGGATGGTATTGGGGATCAAAAGGTCCATTTACTACTAAAGCAAAAGCACTTCAGGTAGCCCAAGCGGCTCACGCAAGCGGATTTAAAGAAGAAAAAAGGGAAAAAGATTTATGCGTTGCCCTTGATTATCATAATACTTATTCTGCTGACCCTAAGTTTTGGGATACTTTTATCTATATGGCATGGATGAGAAAGTGGGAAGTTTATTGCGTTACTCATCATGTGGGTGAAAAGCAAAACGAAAAACTAATGGATAGTATTGGTAAAGTATTAGATAAAGACCATATTATCTTCACAATGGGTAAAGCTAAGATGGATTACTGTAAGTCTATAGGTTTGAATATAGATATATGGATCGATAACAATCCAATACATATAGTAGAAGATCCTACCTCGTAATGCCTTCAGTACCAATCTATACTAAGTGTGCTCAATTAGGCTGTAAGGAAGTAAGAGAAGGTAAAGGATCGTTCTGTCTATTACATAGGGGTAAACCCAAAGAGATTAGCCAAAATAGATATGAAGCGATGAAGGAATACCAATCGCCCTTTTGGAAGATAACTAAACGAATCCAATTAAGCCGATCTCCTCTATGCGGATCATGCCTTATTAGAGGGGTAGTAACACAGGCAACAGTTGTCGATCACCTATTTCCGTGGACTAAGATAGGTAAGGAAGCCTTTAAAAGAAACATCTGGCAGAGCCTATGCCCTGAGTGCCATAGTCATAAGACGGCATTAGAACAGAGGGACATAGTAGAGCACTACGATAAGGAATTAAAGGTCTATCGAGTCGCTGACTATGCCCTAGCTATGTCGCAAAGTAATCTTTAGAGTTGAAACTTAAAAATTCCGAAAGAGCTAATTAAGCAACGCGAGATATAATTACTCGCAAAGTAATTTGACGAAGGGGGGGTCATAGATGTAATATTCCTTCCATGAACAAAAAACCGCCAGAACTCCACTTAATCGATGGAACTAAAAGCAGAAGCCGAGATATGGCAAGCCTGCCTGAATCCATTAAAAAAAGAATTCCTACCGCAGAATGGTTAGATAATCCTGAAGGCTGGAACAAACAAAAGTTTATTGAAGAAACTGCCGACTTTCTTTATTCGGTATACGGCATCGGTAACGACCAAGATAAACACGCTTTATCTATTCTTGCAGATCATGTAGAAACCTATGTTGACTGCTCGTTAATGCTTAAAGTAACCGATAAAGATGGCAAACGGAAAAGCCGTCTAGTAATTCCTCAAAATAACAATGCGACTCTCGCACCTAGTCCGTGGCTGAGTATTCGAAATAAAACAACAACTCTTATTATTCAATTAATGAATGAATTAGGGCTTACCCCTAGAAGTCGGCTATCTTCAGGAAAGATGGAAGATAACTCTCCTGTCGCTAAATTCCTTAAAGGACCATTTGCTTCATGAGATGGGAATCTGGGCTGGAATATGCTCACGATGTAATTAAAGGCGAAATTAATGTTTGTCGAGATATTCGTTTAGCTTGTCAACGCTTTATTAATCAATACGAAAATAAAGAATGGGAATGGGTATTCGATGAGAGAGTTCCTCAGCACTTTCTTTCATTTGCTTCTAATCTAAGACATACAAAGGGTCCACAAGCTGGCGAACCTATTGATCTTGATCCTTTTCAAATTCTTCTTATTTGTGCTGTTTATGGCTTCAGAGGAAAAAAAGATCAGAATAAAAGAATGGTAACGGATGTAATACTATTCATTCCTCGTAAGGCTGGTAAATCAACTTTAACTGCGGCAATCGCACTCTACGAACTTTTATGCGGTGAAGCTGGAGCAGAAGTCTTTACATTAGCTACTAATAGAGAACAGGCAACTATTGTATTTGATGCGGCAAAAGGATTTGTAGAATCTATGCCTTCCGATCTATCAACTCTATTTAATGTCAGTCGTTACGAAGTAAAAAAAACAGGCGATTCTCAGTCAATGTTTAAAGCTCTATCTAGAGATACGAAAAAAACAGGTGACGGCAAAAACGCTTCTTGTGTCATAGTCGATGAGGCGGCACAAATCGTGGATAGAAACTCAATAGAAGTATTACACTCAGGGATGGTAGCAAGACAAAATCCATTACGGATATATATTACAACTGCCAGCTTTACAAAGGATACAAAATTCTATGAAGATATGTCTATGTATCAATCAATGCTTTATGGAGATGCTACAGATAATCCTAGATGGTTTGGACTTTTATACGGCTTAGACCCACAAGACGATTGGAGAGATCCAAAAATATGGGCTAAAGCTAATCCTATGCACGGAATTTCAGTCTTTGAAGATGCTATTGCACAAAGAGCAGAAGAAGCTAAATACAAACCAGCAGTATTAAATGAGTTCCTATGTAAAACACTTAATATATATGTTAGTGCTAATACTGCTTGGCTTGATAGATCAATGTGGGATAAAGCAACTGAAGAAGATGATGGAAGAACTCCTGAAGCAGTCTTTATTGGATTTGACTTAGCGGCAACAAGGGATTTAAACGCAGTATGTACTTTAAAGCGTTACGGAGAATTAGACTATAGAGCTGAGTTTCAATTCTTTTTGCCTGAAGTTGGTTATGAAATTATCCCAAAACATTATCAAGATATATTTAGAGTTGCGGTGGACTCAGGTATTCTCAGATTAACAGAAGGTAATGTAATGGATGATAGGGAGATTTCTGCCTATATTATGCAACAATCGGAGAAGTATGATATTAAAGAAGTAGGCTACGATGCTTATAATGCGGCATCTTTAGTGGCAAGGCTACATGACAATGGAGTTCCAGTAAAAAAAGTGGGACAAGGTATGGCTGTATTATCAAATCCATCAAAATATGTAGAGAAACTGATATTAAATCAACAGATAAAACATAATGGCAATCCGTTTTTAGGATGGCAATTAGGTAACTGCGAAGTATATGAAGATGTGAATGGTAATATAAAAATAAGAAAAAACGAAGCTGACAAATCTGCTAAAGTTGATGGCATAATTGCTATGATTATTGCGGCACATTGTTCATTAGATAATCCGTTTACATCGAATAGCTTTGGATTTCGCAGTTTTTAAGGTAATATCGTAAAAA